TTTGTCCTCCAGTACAAGAAATTTTATTAAGTGTTCCTGAAACCGTTAACACTCCAACACCTACAGTTGTAGCTAACACTCCGCTGGTTGGAAATGTTACACTAGTAGCTCCAGTCATATTAAAGGTAGAATTGTAAGCACCAGTTGTTGTTAAACTGCCACCTAGAGTAATAGTTCCAGTGTTATTAACGCCTGTTCCACCAAATTGTTGATTTAAAGGAGCACCAATAGAGGCAATAGCACCTAACTCAGTAATATTTTGTTGAACTAGTAATGGGATAGTAGCTTGAAAACTTGGGATCCCACCAGAATTTGTAACTAATATTGCGTTTGTGGCTGTAGCTAAGCCTATTAATTGAGTTGCAGAGGATGCGTATATTAATTGATTAGCAGCAAATGCAGCATTTAGTGCGTTACCTATTGTCATAAATTAATCCCTTAATAAATTAAGTTACCGCCCAATTTCCTTGTGGTGCGCCTAAAAGTGTAAAGTTATTATTAGCAACACTGCATACTAAAGTCAGGGAATCACCAATATTTGATGATGCAATAGAGCCACCTGTTCCTAGAGTTGATGCTATATTACCGAATTGAATTTTTTGCCCTGCATTTTGCGCTATTGTAACAGTATAATTTGAAAGATTTATAATCTGTAGTATTTGTCCTGCTGCTGCAACCGTTGGCAGTGTATAAATAGCGTTAGCAGAGTTTGCTAGAAAATATCCGTTATTAATAACCAATACCTGCCCAGAAGTTAATGTTGTCCAGGGGAGCGCCGCAAATGCTTGGGCATTAAATATAGTGTTAGCGCCATTTCTTAAGCCTACAACAGTGTCGCCAGATTCAGCAACTGTTGTAACAGGATTAAATTGACTAAAATTTGTAGACATTTATTACTCCTGTATAGCGTAAAATGCAACAGTAATACTTGGTGTACCGCTAGAATAAAAATGTATTACATCGGTTGATTTAACCATTTTAGCGTTTGGGTTAAGTTCTGATGTTGTTGCTGCAAAAGTATTACCGGCGGGTACGGCTGCCGCTGCGTTAAGCGCTACAAAAACATTAGCGCCACTTGAATAGGAAAATACCGCCATAAATTTATTAAAGGTTGTAGCGGTTGGCGCTCCTACAGCCGCTGTTAAAGGAACAGCAACTGTTGTATCAGTATTTGTGGTTAGCGTTGCGGAATAAATGGTGTTACAAAACGGCAAACCGAAACCATTTACACCACTTTTAGTTTTATCAATGTTATAATTTGTTGCCATTATATATCCTTATATTTTTAAACCCCCATCCTTGGGGCATTAATTAATTAAACTATTCCTAAACGAGCATCTGCTGTCCAATTAATCGCCATGGTATCGCCGTAGAAGATGCTGGTTTGATTATCATCTTGTACATAGAATCCAAATTGCCCTATACCGCCATACACAGTACCTGTGGCATCTACAGCGCCAGTTACGCAATACATTTGAGCGTTGGCATTTACAGGGTTATATAAAGTAATGGTCGATGTTACAACTCTTTTAAGAGATTGAAATGTTACATAGTAAGCAAAATAAGGAGGGACAGGTCCACTAGTTCTTAGACGGTAAGGCTGACAAAAATAAGTTTCTCCGTTCCCTAATCCTACTGCTTGAGCCGGAACAACACTCATGTTAAATGATTTTTCATAGTAAACTTTACAATCGCTTATTACGGCATTTGCAGATTGTGGCGCTGGCCTTGTAGGAATATCTCCCGGTACAATGCTTACAGAGTTAATTGAAATAGTATCGCCACTATTCATTGCACCAAAACCTACAACTATTGCAAAAAAATTAGCAGTTTGAGTAGCAGATGCTCCTTGCATATCCCAACCACTAAATCCATTCAAATTAAAATTGGTAGTAGCGTTAGGTGTTACTGTAAATTGAGCAGCCCCTAAACTATTCCCCGGTACTTGAACCCAAGTACCATTTACTGTTGCAGGAAGCCCGTTAGCGTTCAAAGTTGCAACGATAGAGTTATTAGTGCCAGCCACAACACTTGGTAATGAAGCATCAGTACAGTACCAAAGGGATATTGTTGCGGCTATTCCCGTTGTATTTGAGGTTTTACTTTCAATGGCCGAAGACATTCTAGAATTCAGCATTTCTTTAGCTTTTGCAGCGTCTAAATATTGTATGATGGCTGGCTGTACACCTGTGGTGGCGGCAGTTAAAACAAATTCTCCATTTCCTCCACGACTAATGCTTACACCACTATTAATAGATTGAAATACAATTGTTTGATCCCAAGCATAAAAAGACTTGTTAGCCCCTACTGCTTGAGTCGCAACACTCGTTCCTAAAAATTGGGCAGGATTTAAGGGAAAATCCCACCCTGTCAGATAACTCGGTATAGGCTTATATTGTAATAATGGATTATAGTAATGAAACATATAGTCCATTTGACGATTAACTGGAGTTTGATCATAAACAACATTAGGCTCATTAGTTTCTAATCCTACAATTTGTACATTACTAAAAGTTGTAGTTGTTCCTATAGGCAAAGAAACAATAATATCAACGTAGCCAACATTAGAAGAATCGGTATTACTGGCTGTTGCTAATTGAATAGTGTTTGTAAACTCTTGATAAGTTCCTAATGTATTTGTAGAGTTAAGCAATTCTTGCACAGCACCAGTAGACGGTGCATATTGTATGATTGCCGAGCTTAGAGGCGCTAATAAAATAGATGATGCGATATATCCATTAGTGCCCCCTGGTTGAGGCGACCAAATGCTAGGGTTATGGTAAAGCCTTTGTGATAGAGTTAATGCAGTAATATTAGCGCCTGGCGCTACAGTTAATGTGTATGGCGGATTATAAGGATAAGCCGTTGAACCTGCTATAGAATTTCTAGTAACAGTAACACTTCCAATTCCTAGAGTTGTTAAATTTAATGTCCATCCTGGAGCTATAGTAGTACTTAAGGTTCCAGATCCAGTAGTAGTAATAGTTAATGAATTAGAAGGATTAAATAAGACAGTTGCAAATTGAGGATTAGTTAGGGCATTACTAATATCGGCTTGTGTTAAAGTTTGGCTTTCGTTGGTTACTATATTAGGCCACGCTTCCCTAGTAAACTGCTCTGTTCCCATTGAATTAGTAACAGTAATATAATAAAGTTGTACGTTTGCATCAACAGCAGTTGAATCATACGGAAAATAGTAAATAGCAATATTATTGCCTGATGAATCCTGAAATGTTCCAGTGTTACTTAAAATAATAGGGTTCGGCAATGCCGTGTAAGTGTAATTAGGCGGTGCGCCAGATAGTTCATATACAAGCTTTGGCACAGTTCTTGCGGCATCTTGCCAGAAAGAAACAACCCCATTAGCTAAGGGTGCGCCTGAATCTTTGTCTACTAAATATGGGGACAAATCAATAGCGGTTATATATCTAGGGTCAAGAGCCATATTTAGAATCCTTTCTTTGCTGTGGCATCCATTACGTTGCTGTTTTTAGTATAGTAAAATTTAAGAATATAACTACTATAAATTGTCTCTAATTATCTCCATAATGCGTCCACATTCTTAGGACCCTTACAGTTTTAGTTGTTTTATTTACTTCATATTCTAAGCGATGCTTAATATCTATTCTTCTTGAGTAAAGATTAGTATGGCCTTTTAATTTTTCATAAGAGGGCGGATTAGCAAATGGATTATCTTTTATAATATTTATTAATGCATCTATTTTAGCACCCAAACCAGCCCTAATAAGTTTTACTTCATCTCGGCGGCAGCTTTTATCGTAGATTAATTTCCAACTAGCCATTAACGGCCCCTGGCTCTTTCTCAAGAAGTTTTTTAACAGCTTCCTTGTGTTGTTCTTCTGTTAAGAACTCAGAATCTGGAGCATTAGAGGCTTTAATTATAGATTCCCAATGCCCAGGAATAGACATTAAATACATTGTTTCTACCATTCCAGCATAATCATTGGCTGACATTAAAACTACGTTATTTTTTTTGCCTTTAATATAAACTGGACGGTGTCCATCCGTCATTTCGTTTATCAAATTAGACAGGTTTTGCCTTGCAGCGCTTACACTTAAAATCTCCATGCGACCCTTCACGGTTTTATTTGATAAATTACGAAAATATTCGATTTCTTTGTCTATCGCTGCGTTTGAATTAGAAAATTCTTGTTCGGTTTTTAATGCTTTCATAATATACCTCCTATTTATTGTAGAAATTTACCACATTCTGTATAGTTCTACAACTATTGACAAAAGAGAAACATATCGGTATAGTTAGTCTAAAAAATATAAAGGTAAATACACATGGCAAACATAGATACATTACAAGCGTATGAAGATTTGGTTGCATCTGGAATCACAGAGAAAGAAGCAAAAGCACACGCTCATTTACTAAATAATTCCCTTGATGGCTTAGCAACTAAAGAAGATTTGCAAAACAGCTTACAAAATTTAGAAAAAGATTTAAAATACTTTTTTATAAGTTCTTTTATTGGCTTTGTATATGCTCCAGTTATTGCGGGGATCATAATTGCTGGAATTTTGAAATGGCTAGGAAAATTTTAATAAATAGGAGATGAAAAATGGCTCACATAGATACATTAAAGTATTACGAAGACTTAATTAAAAGTGGGCAAAACGAAACAGAGGCTAAAGCCCATGTTTATACATTAAATAATGCTTTAAGTGATTTAGTAACAAAAGAAGATTTAAATAGTCTAGAAAAAAGAATAGATTCAAAATTTGATACAATAGAAAAGTTTGGCGGCGGCTTTCTAATAACAATGACTGCGTTGCTTTTAAAAATAGCCTTTTGGCCATAATAAACGGGAGATGAAAAATGGACACATTAAAAGCATACGATAATTTGATAGCGGCAGATATTCCCGAGAATCAAGCCAGAGCACAAGTATATTTACTTAATTCTTCATTAGATGGTTTAGCCACCAAAGAAGATGTTAACAGAATTGAGGTTGATGTAAAAGAAATTAAAAGTGACATTAAAAAATTTATGTGGGGAAGCATAGTTGCTCTTTTGATTACAGGTTTGGGGACATTAATAAAAATAGCATTTCACTTATAAAATGCACAATAAATGGACGATGCCAATTTAATAATATTATTAATGATACTGCTAATTATACTTTTATAAATATAATAACAAAGAGGAGTAAAAAAATGATTATTGTAGGACTAATTATTAGTGCTTTTGTAGTCGGCTGGGCATTCACAGATAATTAGAATATCATTTATGTGTAAGCAACTGATAACCAAGCCCACCAGTAGCACCAATACCAAGCACTCCAGCACCTCTTTTTAAATATTTTGGCAATAATTGGTTTATCTCGATCTCTGGATATTTATTTCCAAAATGCGCTCTAAAAGTACTATCGCCGTGAGCCTTCTTGAGAAAATCTTCTGCTGTTAATGTAGGAATCCCTATTGATTTTTTACCTTTAGTTTCCCCTAAATAATTTTTAATCAAAGGATGATTATACTTTAAAACCTTATCTGCATAAGTTTTATTTACTTCCTTAAAGGCACCAAACTCTGAGTGTAGCCCAGCTTCTTTTAATGCTTTCGACATAGCGCTTTGAACTTTAATCCTTCCTTTTTTTAGTTTATTTAATTGGTTTGATACTTTAGTGGTTTGCCGCAACCCTTCCAATCGGCCGATAGCATCATCTAAATCCTTTTTTATATTATGAGCATTACCAAAACTTTGATCGCCAGGAGTTATAGATTTTAATTTATCGCCATTTGGTAATATTATTTTTGATTCTTTAACTTTAGGTAAAGCATTTTTAAGCGTTTCTTTTTCAGCGGAATTCATGGCCCCTAATAAGCCTTTAGATTTTATTTTAGATAAATCTACCTTGACCTTAGCCTTGTCGGCAGCCCTTGTTACCCTGTCGTACACTTCTTTTGCTGCATCCTTGGCAGCTTTTCTGTCTACCTTAGCTATTTTATCAGCTATTTCTTTAGTACCACCTTTAGGAAATGCTTTAGGAAGATTTGCTGCCCACTTACTAAGTTTTGATAGTTGTTTTCCACCATATTGAAGTCCACTAAAAATTCCCCCAGCAATTGCACCACCGGCGGTTTTTTTCCCTGAATTTTCTAGCCTAGATTCGCCTTCATTAACATAATCTGTAACACCTTCTATACCACCTGTTAATCCACCAGTAACGATATTTTTTGCTAAATTACTATTTAACAGCCATTTTGGAATACCTGCAAGAGTTTTTGCTGGAATGTTTCCTGCTAATGCTCCTACAGGTTTTTTCAGTGCTATAGCTGCTAATATATCTCTATTAACTTTACCTATAAGTTCTCCTCCATTTGTTATAAGGGGATAATCTTCTTCTGCCAATTTAAGACTTGCTTCTCGTTCCCTTGCTCGTTCTTTAGACCAATCAGACACGCCTTGTCCTAAATAACCGCTTTCTAATAAAGGCTGCAATGCTCCGTGTATTGGCGTTTCGTAAACTGCTCTTTGGCTGGTTAGACCAGCCAATAACGCTTTTAATAATGGATTACCAACAGAATCGTTATTAATTTGTGGCTCCTCAGCATCAGGATATTGATTAAATTCATCAGCATCAGGAAAGCTATCCCATTCATTAGTAGAATTTTCACTAGCATCAGGGAAGCTGTCCCATTCATTAGTAGAATTTTCACTAGCATCAGGGAAGCTGTCCCATTCTGAATCGTTTACCATAAATAACCCTTATTTAACTAATTCATAACCTGGTTGGCTTAAATACTTTTTTGCCTTATCTGCAGGAACATCCTTTGTTTTTCCATTAAATCTAATTTTAACTATGCCATTCTGAGCATTGTTAGGAGCAGCATTATTCGTTGGTTGTTGTTCCCCATTTCCTGTTGTGGCAGCATCTCTTAATCCCTCAAGATCGAGGTATACCGGAAATTGATTCTCTAGGCCTTTTAGTAATAATTCCTTTGCTGGTTTAGCATAAGAAATTTGTTTTTTAAGGGAATTTAAGACATAGGCATTCGTTGCTTTTGGACTAAGCCTACTTGCTTTCGTTGATTGTAACATCCTCATCTTAGCATCAGTCATCCTGCTTTGACCGCCATATTCCTGTGCCATTTTCATCATTATATTATTGGTTAATTTTTCAAATGTGGTAAGCGCCGCTAGTCCTTTTTTATTGCCATTAAACTTTCTAAATAACTGAGTTATAATCCCTGGATCTTTACCTACTAATATGTTATTAAAATCCTCGCTCATATCAGGATTATCGTTAAGTAGCTTCTCGGCCTCATTAATCTCTTTTTCTACATCTACCAAATTATTTACTTCTTTAAGATGATTTCTCATACCTGTTGTTACAGCATTTTGTTCGTTTGCAGGAAGACTTTTTAAAGAGTTCGGGTAATATTTTTTACCATATAGAGTGACGGGCTGACCTTGAAATGGAGCATTTTTTGCCTGCTCAGTATTTCCTTGTTGGTTTAAGTAAAAAGCATGGGCTATTTTTTGTCGTACATCGGCCTGTTCTTGTTGCTCTGCATATCTAGCCTTAGCTTCTTGAATAGCATTAGCAAATTTAAATTTATCAGGAGCGTATTGAGCCTCAGCGCCCAAAATAGTATTTTGATGCCCTAAGCCTTCATTCTTTATTCTTCTATCTTCGGAATCCTCACTAGTTTTGAGTCCAGCTAAAATATCAGAAAATCTACTTCCTAGCTTCATAGGCTCTATGTTTGCAAAATTAAATGTTTGTATTGGCATCGCTTATCCCTTAGAAAAATGAACCTATTTTAGAACTGAAAGTATCAAACATACTTTTTCCGTTGGCGCCCCTATCAAATAATTTAGAAAATAATGCGCTCCTGTCGTTATTATCTTCTCGCCTATCTAATCTACGTTGGCGCTGATTAGCAAAATCAAAAGTTGCTTGTTGTCCTAAATTTGAGCCCAATATATTAGCTAAATCAGAGGATGCATTAAATCCAGTACCAGCCATACCGCCTAAAGCACTGGCGCGTCCAGCTAATCTTCTTTCTTCACCAGCCAACCCTTCTTTTTGAGCACCCATAATTCTTGATAAATACTCGCCCATATCAGAACCTAAGAGATCGCGAACAAGTTCTGCTTGTTGTCCTTGATCGTATTGAGTACCTGCAAAACCGCCCGATGCTGCACTATTTCTAGCAGCTCCTAGCATTTGATTTTGTTTGTAATTATAGCCGCGCGATGGCTCGTAGCCTCTCATTAAGTTATTAACGAAAGCATTAGGATCGCGCGCCATTTGGCTATATTCAGCGGGAAATTGATTTTGGTTAGTAGTAGATGTATTACTGTATTGATCGAGTAAGCTACTGTAGGCTTTCTTCCCTTCCTCGGTATAAGGATTTAAATAGCCCATAGCCATACCAGGAATTTGGTTTAAATAGCCCATTCCGGCATTACCACCACCGCCTCTACCACCTAATAGGCTCATGCCAGCCCCCAATGCAGCCCCCCAAGGACTACCGCCGCTTCCTATAAATCCCTTGCCAGCGCCACCTAAAGCTTTTCCTATACCACTAAAAAATCCCATTACCTATGCTCCTTATGGATACGAAGTAGTTGTAAATTTTACTAAACTACCATTAACTTTTCCAACAAATGTAGATGGCGTACTATCAGTTACATACCATAATGTACCATCTGGCATCTGTGATTCAATTATAGCTAAGTTTACCATCGTTATCTGTGGCACAACCCAGCCATTATCACTTAAATTATCTCTTAAAGTTTGGTTTAACTCTTGGTTATAATTTTCGTGATCAATGCCTTGTAAATATGTTGGTAAGTCCATTAATATAGCTCCACCATTCCATTATTAGCTACAAACCGACTTAAACCCCAAAATCTTAGTTTTAAAGTTAAACTATTACATGCCCCTAAATTTTCCCAGTTAAGAATGTTTTGACGCATCCCTATTGGGTTTAAATTTCTAGATACTGTATTACTCCAAGTAATTCCACTATCTCTTGAAACTGTTAAATCAACTCTTGGCTGATATGGAATTGTTATTGATGCTATATCTAAAGAATCCTCATCTGCCATTGGTTGCCCAGCTTCTGTGTAGATAGTATCATCAGGAGGGTTAAATAAATCTTCCGTTATTAATAAATCCTGCCCAGGGCTATTTATTGATAACCCTGTAACGTTTTTATCGTTACCTTGCTCAAGTGTGAATACAAAAGTATTTGGTCTAAATTGGCTACTGTCATCTGCTCTAATGGTGTCGCAAATCCTTATTCTTTGGATTTCATGTATTAAAGTTGGATCTGGTATGGCATTCGGTAAGTTTTCGTTGTAAGTTGTTAAATCAGTAGATGATAAATATAAATCCCCGTCATTTAAAGAAATAAAATAAGTCTGTCCATTAAAATAAGCATAATTTTTGGCTGGATGATAATTTAAATCCCAATCACTAAGATTAAAAAACATCTCAGTCGTACAATCATAAAGGATGGTTAGATTATCTGCTGGATTATAAAATGTTAATTGATAAAATAAATGACCATCTTGTCTATAAAACATTGCTGTTGATTGTGCTGGATATTGAATATGAGACAATTGATGATCGATACCATCTGTTGATATTGGCTTAAATTCTTGCCCATTATACACCATAATAGTAGGGGCGTTATTTTCATTTATAGCTAGCCATGCTATAAATTTATCTGAAGATGCAATAGTTGAAACAGAAGCGCAGCCATAATCTACGCTTACGTTTTGATTTCTTCTATAGTTTTGTAATCCCCCAATTTGCATCCATATTTCGCAAACTGATGTTCCCATAACTAAAACGTTAGCTGATTGAGCAGGAATTCTAACGACAGCAAGCGCATAATCAGGTTTGGTTTGTAAAGCAAATTGGCCAGTAGTTGCTTGTGTAATGGTTGTTGGAGTAGCATATTGATAAGCATACCATGCAGCACCATTAGTTGTTGCGTTGGCGTTCCCAAAAAGAAAATAGGTATTATGATAATCTACATAGCCAGGGACAAGATTACCTAAACCAGTTTGAACCGTTAAACTAGATCCTGGTAACGAATAATTATAGATATAAGCATTTAATCCATCTACAATACAAATCTGTGAGTTTAGGTTTTCATCTATATATACAACACCTCTTTCAGTTCCCAGCATTCCTACAAAAGTAGGAACAAGATGCTCATTTAATGAATAAACAAAACTGTCAACTACAACAATTAAACGATTACCGCGAATACTAGTGAAAATACCGCGACCTAATCCTTCTGGAAGTAATTCATAAACCTTTTGATATCCAGCGGTGTTAACTAGCCATTTGTCGCTAATAAACATATTATAGGTTTTTTCACTTGAGATTTTCTTGTATCGACCGAAAGTTGAACCACCGACAACATTTACTTCTTCTCTTCGTGAGTTTGGCGTTTGTCTCATTTATGGCACAATCCTATAAATTAATCGGTAGTCCACCCGTGTCCTAAATTTACTTGAGCGTAATTAATGCTTTGGTTTGGGGTTAATGTCGATATTTTATTAATTCTTAAGTCCATTGGGCTAGATCTTTTAGATATCATTTGCTGATATTGTAGTAGTTGTTTAGTTAATGATGGAGAAGGTGCAAAGTTGTAGGCCGTACACAATCTATCTGCTAATCTATATTGCAAATAGTTAATGTAGTACTGATCAAGTATTAACGATAAGTCTTGATTAATAGTTACCGTTTGCAATCTAAATCTACCCGTTAATTGCATTGGGTATGCAGTGTCTGGAAAGAAATAGATAAATAAATTACAACCGCCTAAACAGCGTTCGCAATGCCAATTATACGGCAATGATTCAACATTTTCTGCCCTTGCTGCACCAAAATATAAATCCTGTGATTCTTTCCTCATTTGATACCGAATGGTATTAATAAAGAACGTTAAAGTTTCTGGGTCAGATAGGTTTGGGATAAAATACATTTCTTGTCCAGGTACTGCATTAAAGTCATATGATGTCGTAAAATAAGGAATCATATCTTCCTCAATTGCAGTATCGGATAAGATTTCGTTTAGTTTTAAAAACCCTGTTTGTTCCTGGTCACCCGCCACTGTTTGGAAATTGCGTGATACGATTCCCGAGGTATAAAATGCCTCAGAAATTAGCAATGTGACGGGATAAGCCATGGACAAGTGCTCCTTATAATTGATCTACGTAGCCAAATACAGAAACTGCTAATGAAGCAGAGCCATTTGATACTAAGTAATCAACGCCAGTTGTGCTTGATATAGTCGAGCAAGGACAAACTAAAGATGTACTAGTAACAGTGCTAGCAGGAGATGACGTAATAACCTGTCCAGCTGCTGAGCTTGAACCGCTAGCTTTAAAAGCAGCAGTACGAGTACCACCAGCATCAGCTGTTAAAACTGATTCTAGTATTACTGAGTTTGCAGTACTTGGTACCATTGCTGAAACATTAACTAGAGCAAATGCAGTAGATTGACCAACAGTTACAGCAGTTGCAATGGCAGCCGCATACCACATAGTACGACCAGATTGGCTAAAGTCTAGAATTGCAGCAGCACCACTAGTTAAAACGCATCCAATACGGCGGAACATATCATAACCAGCAGGTAGTGTTGGAGCGCTAAAGCTAGCTGATAAAAGACCAGCAGTTGGATTATAATCAGTAGAATCTCCTATTACGTAAACAGCATATAAAGTGCTATTACCTAAAGAGCCGACATCTAATCCGTTAGCTCCGTTAGCAGATGCAACGATAGTGGCTGCGCTTGATAAAACAATATCATTAACGTTAGTTGAATCGCGGAACTGTCCAGCTGCAATTGTAATGCTAGTGCCACTTACAAAGGAAAGCGCACCACCTTGGACATAAAGGTTACCAAGGTTAACCATAGGGTAATTTGGTTGTATTGTCATAACATTCTTCCTTTTAAATAAGGGGCATTTCTGCCCCTATTGTTAATCATCAGGTTATAGAGGGAATACTAATGCCATCGCATATTCTGATACAAGTGTACTACCCCATATTGCATCATGGATCATCCCCATCTGATTCTGTCCAAATAGAGTTCCGTAATACATACGCATTGACACACCTGTTTCTGGATCGTTTTCGTTTCCTGTAGGGAACGGTACTTGATCAGGCAATCTTGGCATTGCTAAGAACAATGGATCGCCAGCTGTTATCAACCCAGACCTGTGACTTGGTAATACCGATACTTGCATACCAGGTAATATTTGAGTGTTCAAGTTTTGAGCATTAGTAGCAGATGCTTGTAATGCTGGGTAAATATTAACGGTTACCTGAGATCCAGAAGTGGATGCAGCAGCCGATGTAGCTTGAAATTGAACTGGGTTAGCAGATACCTTATGACCGATAAAGGTTCTGTAACGCAAGTTAGTATATCC